CTAACTTTAGATAAAACAGAATTTCTTAAATTAACCATATTAACATACTTAGATATAGTCCATTGACGACCATTATCAGTATGCTCAAAGTGAGGAATATCATCCCTCTCAACGATATCAAAATGAGGAATTCTTTTATCTAACTGCTTCCAAGCCTTTAATCTTAAAACAGTCTCGTCATCATTTGGAGAAGTTTCAAAAACAAAACCAACGTTAGATAAATCTAATGACTGAGAAAGAACGCATTGAATCCACTCATCTAATATCCAACTTCTTTTATAAATTGGACAACCTATAATGAGTTTCATTTCAATCCTGAGATTCAGTATCTTCTTTCTTTGCAGCTACTTGAGTAGCTTTAGCTGGAGCAGGTTTTGCCGGAGCCTTTTTCTCAGGTCTAGTATCAGCCGATACATCCTTGACGTCCTCAATGGTTATAACGTCCTCTTTAACCTCTTGAACAGCTTCACTAGAAGCTAGAGCATTAACAATAGGAACTAGAATTTCTAATGCTAAACGAGCTTGACCATTGCCAACTGCCATGTTAAAAGCTTTAACGGCGTCATCTGTTCTTGCATAAGAAATTAGCGCTTGATCTTCTAAAACAATTTTACTACTCATAAATCACCTTCAATATCTTCATTATAATGAACCACATTATACTCTTTTTCAAGCAAACTTTCAACTGCTGTTAAAAGTTCACTGTCATTTCTTTTAATATTTGGAGAAGTTCTTCTAGAATTCTGATTTGCCGGACGAACAGAATTACCAACACCTCTTCTATTGTTTGGCAGGTTTCTTGCACCACCAGAAGATGACTGCTGCTTATCTCCATCTTTAACTACATCAGTCCCACCGGGCTGCTGTTGAGCCTGCATTTGTGCCTGCATCTTCATCTGAACATTAGCCTGAATCGACGCAAACAAAACCTCTTCATCAAAATCAGGATCCAAACCAAGCTCCATACGAGCCTCAGGAAGAGAAACTACAGAGTTAACAAACTTCTGAATAACATGAGTCTCTTTTTTAACCTGAGTATCAACATCAATCTCATTAAACTTGAAATAACATCTATCAGACGACCCCTCTTCATATGGATTAGCAATCGGGTCAAAACCACCCTCTAGCAAAAGCTCATTAAATATATGAACTCTAACCATTTCAGAGAATATCTTTTGATACTGCTTCACTTTATCGTAAAGAGCTGTATCAAGTCTTTCTGTTACAGATCTGTTACCGCCATTCATAGACATACCAAGATGGTGAGGCGCAACACCTAAGCCAACAGCAACTCTCTCTTTAAAATGCTCAAGATAGCTTGTAGCATCAATAGACGCACCATTTGCACCAACAACATCAATATCATGTCTATGAGGAAGAATAAGCCCACCTTCAGATCTCATATTCTCTATCTCTGATGCCGCACGCATTATCTCTTCTGGTTCTGCTGGCTGCTCAGGTGTACCAATACGATACTTGTAGAGAGGGAAAAGTTCTCTGTGAACAAGATTTTGAATATCTTCTTCTATCTGACGTAAAGCGACAACATCATCTAGAACATTTGATAAAAACGGTGTACCAAATGCGCGACCCGTCTTTTTATCAAAATTCATATGGATAACTCTGGCCGCATCCCAAACAGGATCTTTTTCTGTCGGAGCATAAGTTAGAGGATCAGTAGCTTGCTGATAGCTACGAGGCCTATTGTACTTATCTCTTAAGATTCTAACTTGTTCAGTTGGAATAACATAGTATCCAACAAGAGTCTGAGAGGCATTTATTGGACTCAGGGAAGAAGGAAAATATTCTGATATATCTCCTCTTGCCTTCACTATAAAAGCGTTTGCAAACTTGAATAGGTGATCTGATACCTCTAAAAGAAAATCGGAAAATGGCCTTTTCATAGCCATCTCCATATAATCTATTCTTTGATACAAATACTGGACAGCTTCTGGGTTTTCACCAACAATGTTCCAACCCTCTTTCCAAAAAAGCTCTTTATACTTAGCGATAGACTGCTTAACGTAAGAATCAGTATCTACAGCCTGTATAATCCTATCAAAATCGTAAGGAGATGGCTCAAAATTAGTACGATTATCATAGTACCAAGTGGTGCCTTGATATCCGAGCGCCAACGCAGCCACACGCATCGACTTACCAATGGATTTTATCTCATCAGGTGCCAAAGCTTTAGCTATCACATTGTTTCTAGGAAAACTATCTATCTGCCTAAATGGCAGAAAATCTAAAATGGCCATAAATACTCCTATAAAGAACTAATGTAATAGTAGTTTGTAAAAAACTTTTTTATAAGCTCAGTTTGACTCTTCCATACCGGCAGCATTAAAGGCGTTCTTAATTATAAGATCCTTAACGGCCTCTAACCAGAAAACTGTTTCGCCTTCACCAAAATCACTTCTGTACTGAAGATTCTTATTTGAAATTTTTATTTCAATAGAAAAATCAGTTTTACTCTCTTCGCCCTCTGCGGGCTGAACATCAATTACTTCTTCTGACATTTTTAACCTCACTCAAAACTTTCATCTTTTTTAGCTGTTTTCTTAGAACTAGAATTAGATTCTGATTCTAGCTCCTCTATTTTTGCCGTAAGCTGTCTAATTAAAGTATCTTTAACAATTAGATCAGACGACATCTGTGCAATTCTCTCATTAAAAACTTGCACAAGAATATTTACATCAAGGTTATTTTCCATAAGTTCTCCTAAAAACAAAATTATATCACATAACTAGAAAACGATCAAATCAAATCACATCATAGATTTTAATTCTTGAACTTCTTGATACAACTCTTGAACTGCCGCAACTAATGGAGAAACAATAGAATTGTAATCTAAATTTTGAATTATCATATTACCTTCATCATCTATAGCGTCTTTTTCTCCGAGAACTGCTGTCGGTAGCACCTCTTGCACTTCGTGTGCCAAAAAGCCCAGTCTGTATCTAGTGTCATATTCATTATTTAAGAATTTATACCTAGTTGGCTTTAATGCATTAATAATATCTAAGCCATTGGTTACACTAGAATAATCTGTTTTAATTCTATAGTCAGATCCTGTTGCATATGTGGTATTGCTACCGTTGTGATATATTGTTCCAACATTGCTGCTATATGTAAAAAAAGAAATGAGATAAAAATTACCACCTAAACCACCATGTTCTGTATTAACAGTTAAAGAGGTAAAGCTAGAATTACCAGATCCAATTCTAGCCACACCTGATCCTGCACCAGTAGCAACCCTTGTCGTAAAGGCATTTGTTCCATTTAGATTGGCAACGATTGTTCCGTTAAAAGTCGCAGCGTTACTAACACCAAGAGTATTATTTACTGAAAATGGGCCATTTACATAGTTACCAAAACTAGTTGAATTACACTGTATGCCACCACCAAGAGTAAGTCGACCATTATTTGCTGTACCCAAATAAACCTTTTGACTTCCATTTAAAGCCATTTGCAGAAATAACTCATCATTACCTTGAGTGTTGCCCAGCAGCAGCTCTTTTGGAGGATTGGTAGTAGTATCTGTCTTTGCAATTCTTATAAATTCACCGAAAAAATCTGTTCTATAGTTTTGAAAGGCATGACTTCCGGTACTGGGATTAGAGTAAACAGTAAGATCACCATAGTTTTGTATTTCTATATAAGAATCACCATTATATGGCTGGCCTGTCATTCCGCTATCACTTATAGAAAATGGACCAACTCTAAATCTAGTTCCATCCCAATCAATATAGGAGCCGGCAGTTCCGGCCCTAAAGTATCCTGCTGATGTCCAATAGTTGTAACTGTTAATTGATATACTATCTGCAGTAACAGAACCAGTAATCGTTAAATTAGAACCATCCCACTGAACATACTGTGAGGAACCTCCAACTTTAAATGTTCCATCATTATTCCAGTAATTGTTAGCGTTAATGACTATACTTGAAGCACTTATGGTGCCACGAACATTAGTCACATCAAACTCAGAATAACCATCACCAGTGATAACCCAGCCAGCAGTGCCTTGACTCCACACCCTGTTACCAAGACCATCAAGAGTATACGTTCCATCATAGTCAGAAGACTTAATGATAGAATTAGTGCCATTCAAAGTTATTTCATGAGCACCTATAGTTCCAGCAGTAATCTTCGAAGCGGTCAGAGAAGCAACATACTCATCATCAATCAAAGGAGTATCGCCAGAGACAACAATGTCAGTCCAAGCGCTCAAGTTACCACTAGTGTCAACACTACGAACACGACCAAAATAATAAACAGGGCTTTCCGAGGCGCTCGGATTAGAAGAATTATCTAAAGAAGTATTTTCATCTACAGAAACAACAAACACATTAGAAGGAGAAAAACCAGTTCTAAATGGTGACTCACCAGTTATAATTTCCCAGTTAGGACCAGTTCCAGTAATTTGAGCTTGCTTATAAACCTCATACTCATAGCTTTGAATATCCTTATCTGACACTGCATCAAAGACGAACATCACATTCAAAAAAGAAGCTACCAACTCAAGATTAGAAGGAACCTCAGGAATAGTAGAATCGTTAGGGACAGTAAACCTAATTGCATCACTGTAGTCAGACAAAACATTAAGATCAGTGTTTTTAGCTCTTACGGTAAGAACATATTCTTTACCGGGCTTTAAATTTTGTACAGTCCTTCTTACTTCAGCCATTACCTAACTCCACTAATTGAAACAAAAGTAATTTGATCAGAAAGCTCTTGATCCCCCAAAGTAACATAAGGATTATAGCTAAACTGATATGAATTTATTTTAAAACGATTTCCAGAAGACAACACATTTTTTCTAGAGTCTGTAGTAATCTTTAACCTATAATCTCTATAACTTAAATCATCTCTATCAATAAAAGCAAAATTATCACTCTTATCCTTTGAATAAGCATCTATCGTTATAGGAGAATAATTTCTTAAATCATTTGCATCAATATTTATCGGCACAATCTCATATTTAAAGAATCCAAAATCTGGCCCCTTGGAACCAACAACCTTAATGCTCGGTCCACTAAAAATAGCGTAAACAACAGAATCATTTTTTTCTGTCTCACCATTATACCAATTTGTTCCACTATTTATAAAAGAAAAATTATAATAAGAAGTAGAGTTCAAATCTACAGAAAAAGAATTTACATCAACATTATCGAAATCAATATAAACATCCGAATCTTCTGGAGTGTTAATATAATAATCTACCGTACCGTTATTATCAAAGGATTTTATCTTTCTTATATTAGGAGCCTTATAGTATAAAACATACTGATATTCTATTTCTTGATCAGCCTGGTGATCAACTGCCGCTTGAAAATATGCAATACCTTCATTAATAACAGTTTTAACTGGAACAAAATAATCTCCAGACCTTACATTCTCATAAACAACAACATAAGAATAATCATCCTCATTAGACTCTAAAGAAGAATCATAATAGCTAGATATATTATATTGAGATACATCAACAAACAACCATGTTCCTGCACTAATATTATCATTAGGAGTAAACTTAGATATCCTCCTGCGTAAAACAGGATAAGTATACTCAGTTGCACTTTGTGTTTTTAAATATTTAAACCAGCTCATTTAACTAATCTCTATGTAACTAATCTCATATTCATAATCTTCAGTTATAGAATCATCAATCTCTATACCAATGACAGTATCAAAAACAGGAACACCGCCCTCAATAACATCAGGTATAAAAGTTATAACCCTAACAGATAAAGGTTTTATAGCATAATTATTTCTATTGTCCTGATCTCTAACAGAAGAAAAATCTATATCTCTAATAGATATTCTAGCAGATCCGTCAACACCAGTATGGGCATGAGAGCCAATATCTACGCCATCTATCGTAACATTATCTTCCGTAGATATATTCCCTGTTATAACTCCGCCACTTCTCAAAAGATACTGCGGATGATCATTAGAATCCAATCCGTCTAAATCAGAATGACTGGAACCATACGTATCATTTCTTTTTGTGTTAACATTTATGTTTCTAAAAAATAATGAGTAGTTGTCTTCTTCTATGTTTTTTAGAACTGCTTTCTTTTTAACAGCCTTATAGGAAAGCTGAGAAATAAAATTTGAATACTTTCTCTTTTCATGAACGAGCATCATAACCATATCCATTTTTTCCATAAACATAGAAAAACGCTCTAACATGTCTGCTTGAATCGAAACAAAATTACCTTTAATAAAAGTTGAAGCTACATAAATCTCTTTAGATAATGTAGGAAACATTTCATTGTGATTAGTTGTTTCTCTCTCAAGCTCCAATGGTGAAGCTATATCTTTATTCAACCTTATTGATGGTCGAAGATAGTTATCATAAAAAATATCGCAATTATCCACCATATCTCTTTGAAGAGAAGATAAGATATTAGAAATTTCTGAATCTACAGCATTTAACTTGATCGAAAAAAAAGTTTGGAACTGCGCGGCTTGCTTTTTTCCGATTTTATCCACTTCGGATGCTGGGACCTTTCGCGGAACTGATGCGATTGTCTTCTTGATCCGTTGTGCATAGTCTGTCGCCATCTTACACCAGGAATAGTATTGAGATGCGACTTTTTGCTGTGATTCATTTTCATATCCACCTCCAAAGTCAGATAATAATGATTTCTTAATACAAGAAAGCTCACTCATTACCAGCATCAACATTCTTCTAAAATTAAACAAATAAGAAAAAGTTGAATGAGCAATTGCTTCCCTATATTCTTCTATTAATCTTCTACCAGCCGTAGAAGAAATCTTCTCCGCAAAAACATATTGATCGAAACAAATATAATCCGGAGCAGACGTAAGAGAATCAGTATTAATACTTACCTGAGAAAGATACCTGCTAGCCTCATCCCACATTCTAAAATGCGCCTGCTCTAAATCTGGATCCACATAAGGATCAATATATATCTTTCTTAAAAGATCATCTTCAATAATTTTCTTGGTTTCAAAAACCAATTTTTCAGTATAGGAAACATGCTTTTTTATATCAGCCAAAGGAATAGTGTAAGAAGTTCTGAAATAACTATTAGTTATCGGTCTAATGTCTTGAAGTTTCTTTTGAGATTGCTCTAAACCAGTAGGGTTATCAAAGAAACTGTCAGAAAAACTATAGTCACCAAACAAACCGTTTTTATCGGAAGGAAAGTCTTGGATTTGATCACTCATAATATCACCTAAAACATAGACCTTTTAACATTAGTACCCGGTCTCCTTTTGAAACCAGAGCTAGCACCAATAGCAGAAACTCTACTTGTCAAAATCTTTTTCTTATCATACTTATCATCACTATCAGAATCCATAGAAGTATCATTAGCTATTGGCATATAGAACTGATTAGAAAAACTACCAGTATTCGTAGCAACACTCATCTTATTTAAATCACCATAGTTCTCTGTCACAGCGAGCAGAGCCAGCATCAGGGCATCGTGTGCGTGATCCATTGCAGAACCACCAGCTTCGAAAACCGGCCTACCTGTTGCTGTAGTTCTAACAACAACATAAGAAATCAACTGCATATACAACTCTTCGTCAGACTCAGGGAAAACAATCATTTCTCTTTCTAAAAACTGACGAAGATTATCAACCATATATGGCTTCATCTCCTTCTTAATCATCAGCTTAGTGTAAGGATCTCGAACATCTATACTTTCACCAAAACCAATACCCTTAACTCTTTCTCGAATTTTAGAATTAGGATTTTCTACACCATACTTTTTTAAAAGCTCAACCTGAACCTCACCAAAACCTCTGTCAACATAAATGTGCTTAGGATTAAAACTGTGATTCAACTCTATAATTCTATCCACAGCTTTAGTCAAAGTGTATTCAGATTTATTAATCTCTTCCCTGTACGCAAGTTTTACTTTGCCTCGCATTCTTTCATCTTCATAGTTTTCTGCACAGATTTCACAAACAACTATGTTAGTGCCAGCACCGTATTTATCCCAGTCAACGCCAATAGTATGAAAAGATCTTGCTGAAGAAACTTCTGGAATATAATTCCATGATGGCTCTATAAAAGCTTTATCAACAAACTTTCTTGGGTACACGCCTTCAGAATCTTCACCCCAATCGGCTTCAATTTCATGTCTATAGCCAGAAGAAGAATACTGCTCCCTAAACTCCTCTTCTTGCTCTTTACTAAAAAATGGGTTGCAGTAAGATGGGAACCAAAATTCCTGAAACCTTTCAGATCTACACCATTCCCAAAATCTCTCTCTTCTACCAGTCGGTGTAGACGCACCCATCAAAACTTTATCTGGCTGATCCTCCGCGGTTTTCTGTAGCATGGCGTAAAGTGCATCTAGGTCACCCGAGTGCATGTAGTCCATCTCGTCAAGAATTATAAGATGCGCCTCTTGACCACGAGCAACATCAGATTTTCCACCAGACCTCATACCTGAAGTAAAGAATCTAATCGTAGAACCATTAGAAAACTGAATCATAAATTGAGGACTTGTAACTTTTCTTGTTATAGAATTTAAAACAATATCGTTCTTAGATGCAATCCTGACTATCTCTTGATATATAAGCTCAACTTGTGTCTTCATAGGCGCGACAACAAGGGATCTACCATCAGAATGTGTATAACTATAGTGCAGTAATTGCACTGCCATTGAAAAAGTTTTACCTAAACGTCGGCCAGCTCTCAAAACCTTTCTTAAAGAAGGATCTCGTAATATAAGTATTTGATAAACTCTTGGATTTACATCCAAAAAATTTCTCGCCCAAACAACACTATCTTTAGCTATATGAAGTTGCCTTTGCTGCTCAGAACTAATACCAACTTCCACCAAATTCCTATCAACTTCAAATGGCTCATCAACCAAAAGAGCTAGCTCTCTGTTAGTCATTTTTCTTTCTAAAACAGGAGAGCCATCATTCCAACTTAAATGATTTAGCTTATTTTCAAACACCCATTCAATACGATTGATCTGCTTTATAAGTTCAGGATCTTGGGCAGCAATTATTTCCAAAAGATCCTCTCTAGGAAGATCCTCTAAAGCTTTTCTAAATTCTTGAGTTTTACCAAAAATACTCATAATCACCCATAACGAGCAGCCATCATACCTGCCTCAGATCCTAGCATACTTCTAGCATTTAATCTAGAATTTTGGATAGCCATAACACCCCTGGACCTTGAAGTTGCAGCTGCTTCAGTATCAACATAGCCCATACCAAACAGTGGCTTATAAATAGATCCTTGAATCGACTTTGCGGCATCTCGCGCAAGGTTAATTCCACTCTTAACTATTTCGCCACCCATCTTGCCAAGATCGTATGCTAAAGACGCTGTTGCTAAAACATTCAAACCAGGAATTGCCATGGCACCAAATCTAGCGGCTCCCACCATCGCACCCTGTCTTGTAAGTAAAGCTGATTGAGCCCCAGATTTGAATATACCTTGCTCCAAAACTTTTTGTGCACTAATAGCTGGACCAGCAAAACCCTTAGCTTTCAAGGCTTCATCAAACATACTTACCGCTCTCTGCGCACCTTCTAAAGCTCTACCCTCTAGTCCTGCAACATCAGCATAACCCATCGCTCCTCTAAAATATCCAGCCATATATCTTGTTCCGCCACCTGCCATTGAGCTAGCTAAAAGATTGCCTCTTACACCAACAGTTCCCTGTTGAGCTACTCCAACCATACTCTGCCGAGCAGCACCGTACGGTGTGGCACTTGTTACTGCTGGAATATATGAATTTGGCAAATACTGTCCACCCTTATAAATCTTTCCATTAATATTAACAACTTGTCCTGCCGCAACTCTATTTTTTGCACCTAAACCT